AAGGGAGATTGGTAGACGGACTCTGACCCATCACCCAAGCAGGAAACAAATAACTCGCAAATTCTGATTTGGTGTGTCTTGGCGGCATGTTGACAATAAGACGTTTTAACTTGCCCCTTGCAACTCGCTCTAACTTCTCGGCAAATATCTTGTGATGATTGCCCGTAATAAAAGAAGGCCAGACATATTTCACAAACTCTAAAAAGCTTGTTTGATATTGCTCACGTTCATGTAATTCTTTGTACTTGTCTAAGTGTTTACCTAGAACTTCCAACTCTGCATCAGTAAGGAACTCTGTTGGTATGTTGAACTCATTCATCTGGCTACGCTGCCGTCAACGCCTCCAAGAAACGACCAGCCGCATCATCCAATACAGCACCGCCCTCCTGCATTCGTGCTACAGGTTGCCTAGCTTGCAAAAGATCCAAGAGACTCTGTGGCAATATCGACTCAATAGGAGCAGGAGCAACAACAGGGACGTTCACAGGTACATTAGTGCGTGTACTTGGAACGATAACATCGGTAGGACTTGGGGGAATCACAGGAAGAGTAGGACTAACCATAGGCGGTGTTACTGTCAAAGGTGTCTCACTTTCAGGAGTCGTTGATGTAACAGGTAAAGGTAATGGTAATGGCTGATTATCATCACGCTCTGGCTTCGGTCCAGCCATTGGATTAAAGGCTTGATTGCCTGAGTAAACCTTGCCGCCAAATAAACCATCGTGAACAACGCCTTGAATGTTGCCACTGTTATCAAGTATAGGAACGCCGCCCTCATTAATCTTGTTGATGATGTTGTTGATATTAGCACCACCCATGACTTTGCCCAGAATACCTGCCATCGTTGGGAAAGTATCTGATTGAATTGGCGTAGCACGTTCCATGATGTTTTTGTAAGTTTCAGAGTCCTCGCCGAACAAGCTCTTCAAATCAGTTTGTGTGGCGTCATCCATTTCTTCACCACGGAAATCTCTGTCAAAGTAGCTATCCATGGTTTGTTGTAATGGTGACGGGACGCCACCACTCGTAAACGGAGATTGACCAGAAAGCTCGTCAGGTATCGACAACATTTGCTGCGACATGTTTCTAGCCGCAATCATCTCATCAGGTGAAAGACCGCTGCTAAATTTAAAGCCATCTATTATTCCGGCATTTTGCGCCGCAGCGGCAGCAATGTCTTGTTGCTTGTCCTGACTAAAATCTTCACTGCTCAAACCAAGAGGAGCGCCAGTGCCAAAATTACCAGCCATACCGGGTTCTGGGCGCACAAAAGGTGTAGCTGTGATTTCATCTTCCAACAATCCGGGGAGAGAAACGTCGGTCAAGGTTCGATCTAAGCTAGGTGGCAAAAAAGAAACTCTGGATGCTTCAATAGCAGCTTGTGCGTCTGATGGCCTCTCAATCGAAACAGAACGATCTTCAACAGGAGGATTGAGAGTAACAACTGCGTCACCCGGCTCAATCTTAGGAGCAACAAACTGATCTTGAAGAACACGAGATAAAGCATCCTCTTGAGATCTTATCTGATTTGCTTGCTCAAAAACATTAGCTATAGCCAAAGGATTGTTAACTAAATTACCACCAGCATCAGGGTTTCGATCAAAGTAATTACTCATGTCAACGCCAGCCTGTGCAGCAGCTAAAGCTGCAATATCCTGCTGCAAGTCCTGATCCATATCCTCATCAGATTTTTCTATCTGACGCTCACGGACCTGTTCGCCAATACCACGACCAGTTTCGTAAGACTCACCTACTTCAAATGTCGTGCCACCTCTCCTAAACGGAATAGCATAATTCGCCATAATGCCAAGACCACCACTATCAGTCATGGTGGGGCCGCCACTAAGAACACCACCCAAACCAAAAGGATCATTCATTGTAGCAACAGCAGAAATACGATTGCCTACAGGAGAATTAAATGACTGAGGTGTAAAATCATTAACTGTATCTGTTACAGCAGGAGGGACATCCAAACTAAAACCCTGTCTGTCAAACAGAGGACTAGATGAGCCTAAATACCTGTCTATATCAAAAACCTCTGATAAAGACGTAGAATCATCAAACATCCTATTCGCTAAAGCTTTATCAGTAAACATCTCCTGACCGCCCTCACCAAGACTTGGACCAGCCGGAGCCTGAGAGAAGTTATTTTGCATAGGATCGCGGAAGTCTCCACGACCACGTTCCCTACCACCGTCAACCATGCCGCCAAAAGCCATGCCTTGCACGGGAGCAAATATGTCAATTTGGTCCATGGGACTCGGCGCAGCAAGCATCGGAGCAACAGGCGCAGTAGTCGGCATCATGGGAGCAGACATGCTCGTCATGAAGTTCTTAAACTGCGCTCTTTGTGCTGGATTCGTTCTAACGTCTAACTGCGGTGGTTGTGGTTGCGCCGCTTGCGGCGGTGCCATCGGCCCCATAAAATTTGCCATGCCCATCCCCTACGGAAAATACATGGAGCCGATGATAGGTCATTCTTCAAACTTTGACAACAGATACTCAAGTTCCTTCTTTGACTGCTGCAAAACCTTGTCCATTTGAGCGTCTGCACCCTCTATGCCGCCCAACGCATCACATAGTCTACTTATACGCTCACGGTCAAAGGACGTTAGACTCTTGTCAGGATGTGGCGCTACACGAAATATGCCGTCAGCATTGTTGTACTCCATCCAACGCACAGCTAACTCAGCAGAACGCGGAATGCTCTGCTCACCCTTTTCATAATAACAATACATACGATGGCTCACACCCAAAGTACGAGCCATCGCCATTTGTGTCATGTTTAACGACTTACGCTTGTCCACAAGCATCTTGCCGCTCCACATGCTGTATGAGTCTTTAGCCTTGTGCATCTCCAACCTCCGCCAACATGCCAGCTTCCATCATGTCGGCTGTGAAGTGATCAATGCTGTCAAACCTCATAGGCTTGCCGCTCCAATCGCATGCAGACAACGCCGCCGTGCGAAGGAACGAGTGATCGTCAGGAAACGCCCACTTCGACCTTGACTTCCATACATCCAAGAACGCAGAAGCGTTCTCCGCTGTAAATTCTATAGGATCTTCGCTGATCCTTAGTTCAAACCTCTTCATTACACCCTCCTTTAAATAGTGGGCCAGTCCCGCAGAACTGGCCCTGCCATCCCTTGACAACTTAGGGTCGGCAATTGATTAACATGAATATAGTGCAAAGGTTGCAATAAGTCCATGGAAAAATGTTATAAAATTTTTTTTGCAAAATTTTTAGGGGGTATATCTGCGTAAAATCCGGCGGTTGTTTGTGGGGAACTTGGCGCAAAGCGCCTGCTTGTCAACATTTTTTTTTGGGGGGGTGGTATATCCCACCCGATCCCGATACCGAAAAACGCAATAAGCCATAGGGTACCTGCGCGACCATGCCAATAGCGGCGATCTAAGCGTCACTGAACCCGTACAATTGTACTAGCACTACCTACCTACCGGACAAAAAGAAAGGCCGCCAACGGCGGCCTTGTCTCGGATTATGCTTGACTAGTTTATGACAGACTAGCGCGGCGCTGATTGAAGTATTCAAACGTTTGATCATCAATACCTGCCCATATTGATGTAACGCCTATTCTGTTTTCGGGATAAAGCGCAACGCCGCCAGCAATTTGTGTTGTTACTTGCTGCAATACCTCATAACCATTCAGATCGTGTTCACCATTTGATGAACCATAGCGATGACCAAATGTTTGTTGCGTATGACAGACAATTGCAGCATCACCATGTGAACGGCGCATTTCAGATATGCGAGCGCGAATTGTATCAGCAGACCATCCGGTAGCATTCATGATTTCTTGCGTAGTCGCGCCACCATCACGACGAATAGTCGCCCACATAACGCCAATGCGCGACCCATTACGATATGGCATTGCTGGCGTTTCCATCGTTGTTTCTGCTGGCGATACATAATCAAGACGTTGGTTATCGCTATGTCTAAACATGCCATCAATCAAAACGCACCATGCATCAAGCTTTGCAATATCCAATGTGGCTTGGTGTTGACGAAATTCCATCGTTTGATGGGTCGACCATGTGTTGAGCGATACCGCGCTGAACTTGCCGCCAAGAATATTATTCATGTGAGAAATGCTTTCAGCATTGGCGAATTCATTGGCATGTGTACCGCCAAACGCAACACGGCGAATGCAACGGCAAAAACGTGAAACGTCCGAATGGTGACTGGCACGGCGCGATGGTGCCAAAATGCCGTCAATATCTGAATGGTGCGTTGCATAGCGTTGTATAACATCACGCGCCAAAGCAATTGGCATAATGTCATGACACTGGTTATCAGCTGGCATAAAATAGGCGTTGCGGTCACGCATTAACTGTTTTGATTGACGCCAAAAATCGCGCGGCGAAATATCCTTAACAGCGCGATTTCCTACATGTACATGTAAACCGCAACCGCGTTTTGATACCTTGCCGCCATTGCTTTCGACAAATTGCAAAACCGCCGCAATGTCATCTTTCGCGCCACCAGCCATATGCAATGGCATTGGTGGGAATACCAATTCAAAATCAACATTCGGTGATGCATCCGATTTTACATGTACAAAATCAAAACCTGCGTTGTTCAATTCCTGTTGCCAAGTATTGATTGAGCGATAATTTCCTATTTCGTTGTGACCCTCAATCTCAATACCGCCAGTCAAGAAGCTTGTGTTTGTTAAGTAAGACATTGTTTTTACTACCTTTTTTTCAGTTTGATAGACGCACCATTGCGCCAGTCCCTAAACCTAACACGCAATCATTGCAGATTGCAAGCCATATAAAGCACAATTGTACTGTTTTTTTTCAGCTCACAATGTAGACGTTTTATAGGATGGAAATATTAAACCGGAAAAAATAAAAATTGCGCTGCGTTGCATTTGGTAAACAATGCTTACCTTTTATCAATCCGCCAAAAAGTATCACATGGTACAAATACAAACACGAATAATTATACGGGTAAACCCCGAACCCGAACCCCGACCCCGAAAACCCGACACAAAAAAAGGGCCGGAACCCGAAGCTCCGACCCGATTAACCCGAACAATTCACTATATCCATGCTGTATCCCGATCCTCCCCGATGTATGTTGTGTAATCCCGAGCGTTGTATAGTTCCGATTCGTCAAGCCCGAAGTCCCGATACCCGTCAAGTATTGTCTTGAAGTATAACGGACTGGGATCCCGATACCCGCCGCTGTTCATGCGGTAGGTCATCATCCCGTTGATCATTACCTGACGATACAGC